GGAAGATGGAAACAAGCATTAAGAAACAACAGAAAGCAGAGCAACTGATTGCAGCAAAGGTTTCAGAGCTCAATCCAAGATTCTTGATAACAACAGACAAGATAGTGTCATCAAACATCAAAAGATTGCAGTACAATCCTCCGAATTTGACGGCACTGTTCAAGAAGGACAACAACTATCTTGATGAAAATAATCCATCATCGATGGAGATCAGAACTAGAGCAATGAGCGACTTTTCATTTAGCTTCAAAAAGGAACCGACAGGAGTGGTGATCATAGAGATATCTTGCACTAGAGATCCTAAGAAGAATGCTAGATCTGCACGATTTCCGTTCCTGGGAATGTCATCTGGAGAAGTTATAACAATTGTGACACATGAAGACACTGCATTCAAGTTAGCTCACGAGATGGTATCTATTTCTTTATCAGGATCTTTTGGAACTGACACACCAATAAAGAAAATCTGTCCAGAGTACGATGGTGTTTATAGTAGCAAGACTCCAGATTTCTGCATGCTAGATGGAAAAAGAATCTTGATGCTTGATGTAGCAACATCTCTCGGAAAGGACACTGATAGATCTTACAGTTATAAGATATCAAAGTACGATTCAGTCGGACAAGATATTATGCAGAGGATGGCAGAAAAGAATGTAAACAAGTACGATGGGTACAAAGTTAGTGCTATTGTTGTCTCTCATGAAAGTGTCAGAACCAGTTTGAACATATCATCGTATGATCCAATGCTCAAAGAAATGGTGTTAGCTTTCAAGATTGGACAGGCTTTGGTTGAATCTATGCTTAAAGGACAATTGATCAACTCTGTGAGTGACGAAGCAATTGACAATTCTTCTTCATTTAGACAAATGGTAGATGAGATGGAAAAACTGGCAAAAGAAATCATATCAAAGCAGAAGGGAGATGGAATGATCACAGAAGAGTACATCAACGAAATCAAATCCAGGACCGCCTCAGCCACTGTTTATCAAAAATGTGCAGAAAAATATTGGATGAAAACACAGACAGAATTCATGAAAAGAATGAATGAAGGAGAAGAAGAATTGATAAATGTACCAGTGAAGAAGTTCATGGATCAAGTCAAAAGAGCAGAGCAGACTTACGGAATTATGTCAAAAGCAAAATTTGAACCTATTAGCATTTTGCCAATGATCAGATTCAGCGAAAGGACACCGGATTCAAACGAAACAGATATTGAAAGGTTTGAGAGGATCAATGGCTATTTCAATGAACAAGAGCTTGCACAATTTGGTCTGTGCAGGACTTGGTCAGAGGTGCTGAAGAAAACGCAAGAATTCAAAGACAACTTCGATAGGCCTCCAACGTCAATTCATACTCCTGACGAGGACTACAAAAAGACAAAGAAAAAGCTGAATGCAGATCGAAACTCTAGAGGGAAAGTTTCTGATCTGAATTTAGATCTTGATGCTATCAGAGAGAATGCACTGGTTGGAATAGAGGCAAAGAAGTTCAGTGACGAAGAATTCATAAAACAAAAGCAGAAAGAGAAGAAGAAGGTCATTCCAATGAATGTTGATAACACTGATATTGAAGTCGCATTGAATGGAGGACTCTGGAAATTCTTCTTCGAGAGATCAAGAATCACAGAAGAAGTTCATTTCAAGGAAGAAATGGCAGACTTGAGAGATCTCAACAACGTATGCAAGGAAGCATTCGGCAAAGATATGAATTCTGAATCAGAAAGATTCATGGATAGGATTGTGAACTCTGATTTCGGTGATTGGATGATGGTGCTCGGTAGGATTCTTGAAGAAGTGAATCTTTCTTTGTCTCAATTCACCAAAAAGGGAGAGTTCATATTGAAGAGAATACCCAAGACTGGAGTTTATCTCCTAATCAAACCAACAGATATAAATGGACCATTATTCTTCTCGATATTGATCGATAAAACAGAATACACTAGTGTCGAGTGTTATGGGCTACCATTCAAAAAACCAATCCTAAACTCAAGCAAAATCATGGTTTTCAACTTTGTGTCTCTGAACAAGCATAAGATATCTCACCTCTTATGTCCACTTGCAAGACTCACTCCATTTATAGCAATGAATATGGAGGTTGAGAGATTGCCAATGTCTCAACTAGAAGATGTGATCAAGATCTCTGACAAGAATGATGAGATGATAGACAACATAAGATGCAATTTCATATTTTGTCTGATGATCTACTTTGAGATGTCGATCAGGACATCAGGAGATGTATATTTAGCAAGATATGCGAATTGTGAAGCTGTGAAGGATTCATTACTGCCATCGAAACCTCTAAAGATTCTTGGAAAAATGAACACAGTCTTGAGAAAGCGATTAGATGTCTTCATAAAGAACAACTTCATTAGAGCTTTCTCTAAGATGACCAAGATTAGACCAAATGGAACAGTGTTCAACAAAGAAAATGAATTTATACTACAGAGCTTATTAGTGAGTGGAGTCGAAACTGAGGATGATTCCAGAAAAGTGAGTTCAGAATCAGACATTGATCAAGATGACAAAATTATGAAAGATGATGGTCTCATCAATCCCGAAGTTAGTAGGACACTTGAAATAATGAGACAAGGCTCAGACAAATCAAAACTTTCAGCATCTACATTGCAATACGATGGTTTAATCTCTTTCATTACACAGAGGAACTGCAAGAACATGGAAGCTCTGTTGAACATATCTTATTTCTCTCATATCCACAATAAGAATGACACACCTGACAAACAATCCATTTTCAAGATTTATGAAAAGGTGTTCCAAGAAGAGATCAAGCTCAGAAACACAAGGAATGATATCATTTTCAACAGAGAGGTTCTAGATGATTATGAAGATCATAATTATAACATGGACTTTGCACAGATGTGTGGAAAAGAAGTTGCACTTGTTCTTGAAAGAAAGCTTGGAATGAACTACAAAGATATTGTTTTTGAAAGAGTTGCATGGAGAATGATGTCGAAAAAATGGGAGGACTATTCAACCTTTAAAAGTTCATCAATATATCAGGAGATTGTTGAAATATCAAGGCAACTGAAAGATGAGGAGAAAATAGCTCAAGTCAACAAGCATGATAACAAAAAGACGAAAGTGTTAGCGCAGATTGTCGAATTGATGGCAGAGTTACAAATGGATACCTGCAAACCGTTTGAGACAATGCCTAAGATTTTTATGAAATTGATTCAAAGAGGTTTTACTTACTGCACATTATTCAGAAAGAATCAGGTGACAGGCACCAGAGAAATATTGATTCTGGATATCATGAGCAGAATGATTTTGAATTTTGTGGAGACTTATTCGAGGATTGTTTGTGAATTTTTAGATGAAGAAATGTTGACAAAAGCAGATCAGAAAGAAGTCAGATCAACCTCTCATTATCAGTTCTTAAGCTCTTTTGTAGACAAAAAAGAGGTCGACATAATAACCATGACTGACTCTGGTGACTGCACAACATGGTGTCAGAGATTCATAATGCAAGTCTTTGCCTCTGTTTTCAAAGAATTCACAGATGAAAAATTGTGGACAGTTCTGTGCGGAATATGGAGCCTGCATCAAAACAAATTTATACAATTGCCAGCATTCATGTTGGAGCAGTTCATTAAACACAAGAATGAAGATGTAGGAAGTCCTGTTATGAAACAACTCAAAGATGAATTTTTAGGAAAATGGCCGAATAATCATGATTTAGTCGAATCTTGGCACAATCAAGCTCAAAACAAGACAGGAATGGGGCAAGGAATGCAACACTTCACTTCTTCTGTAGTTCATGCTGCACTTAAGCTATCATCCACAAAAATTGCAACTGCCATATTGAAAGCGGAGACATCTAGATACATCCCGGAAAAGGTGTGCAAGATCAAAATAACTAGCAAGGTTTCATCGGACGACTTCAGTTCACTGAGATCTGTCATATCTAGGCTCAAGAACATGACAGATGTTGACTGGAGATCACTTAAGTTCAAATTAAAAGTGGGAAAAATGGAGGATGCAATCACAGAAGAAGAAAAAATAGAAGTGAGGAGAAGATGGAGAATGAAAGTGTCATATCTACTATGTAGAATATCAATACTTGAAGAGAAGCTTATGAAACTGCTCACAATAAAACAATCAGACGAGAAGAGTGTGACCATGGACTTCGGACTGAAAGAAGAGTTCAACTCCATTTGGCTATTCACAAATAGTATTGTCACACCAAAAATAAAATTTGTGTACATTGCTACTGAACTCGTGCCAGAATCATCTTTCTTCAATGCTTGCAACACAACATC